GCCACGTACGCCGCCACGGACACCGCCACGTACGCCGCCACGGATGCAGAAATGTTTTCCCGTCTTGCTTTGGAAATCAGCCGCGAGTTCGGCGTCAGAGATCGCCTGATGCTGCGGTGCGCCGCGAACTGGTGGCCGATGTACCAGGGCGGCAACATGTGGAGCGCATGGGATTGCTACCTGTCGGCGTTCCGCGATGTGCTCGGCTTGGTGCTGCCAGAGCACGAAAAGTACCGGGCATGGGAGGCATGCGCCGTTGAGGGCGGTTTTCGCATCGTGCATGAAGAGTTCTGCATCGTCAGCGATCGCCCAGAAGTGCTGACTGTTGACGATCAGCACCGCCCGCACAACGCCACCGGACCCTCGCACCGTTGGCGCGACGGATGGGAGCTGTATCACTGGCACGGTTTGCGTGTTCCTAATAAGCTGGCCTACATCGTCCACTCCCCTGAGCTGATCACCGTGCAAGCGATCGAGGCGCAGACCAACAGCGAGCTGCGCCGCGTAATGATCGACCGCTACGGCCCGGCACGCTACGTGGTTGACAGCGGCGCCATCGTCGTGCACGAGCTGCCGGCCGACCACGTTATGCAAGGACTGCGCACCGCGCGCTTGCTGCGCAAGGATGTGCCGGGTGACGAACCAATTGTCTACGTCGATCTGCTCAACAGCACACCCGAACCGGATGGAACGACGAAGCGCTACATGCTACGCGTGGACCCGGCAGCCTACGGCGGCGAGGCCGCACGCAACGCCCACGCCGCAGCGGCGAGCACTTGGCGCGACAGCCTGACCGGCGCGCTCACATATCGCAACTGGCGCGATTACGCACCGGTCGCCGAGAGCTGAGCAGCCATGGCCGCCATCGAATTCAAGCTGCCACGCCTTCCTGGCCTAGTGGTGCGCGCCGACTACGAGCCAGACGATGAGCAAGAGTCAGTTCGCCTAGCCGCTGATGTCCGCTGGACGCTGGGCGAATGGTCTGTGCACTGCGGGGCAGAGGATGTCAGCGACCTCTTCGACTCCGACGGCAACGGAGAGCCAACGGCATCGCTCATGGATCTGATCGACGCCGAGGTCACGCGTGACATCGAGCTGAGCATGCGGCTTTCCGTCGATGACGAGCAAGAGGCTGATTCCTGGATGTACTCACTGAGGGCCGCGTGATGGAAAGCATTTCAAAATTCCTAGTTGATGCCATCCGCGCATCTGCACGGATCGATGAGATCGGCGGCGAGCTGATCGAGCTGGCTGCTGCGCACATGTCGCCAGTCGAGTCCGTCAAGGTCCGCCTGGCTGTCTTCGAGATCCGCGCCGTCCTGGCGCATGCGCACACCGACTGCCCGCTGGGTCGCTTGAACGTAATCGAAGAGCGGCTCATTGCCGCACAGGAGCAATCATGAGCATCGAACGAATCAGCCTGTCAGCTGCCGCTGCAGCCATTGTCGCCGCGCGCCGCAGCGCCGCAGATAACGCTCGCGCCCGCCGTGTCGGGCTACCCCAGTACAGCGGCGAGCTCGACAGCAAGATCCGCGACGCTGAGAGCAGTGCCCGCGCTGCTCGCATCACCGAGCGCCTGTCTGAGCTGCAAGAGAGCCGCCGCATGGGCGGCCACCAGTGCGCCGGCAGCTGCGACCAAGGCCGCCAGCCGTGCGAACACCGACCGCGTGCCGTGCAGCTGCACCGCGTGACGGTGATTGATTTCGCGCCCACCGAGCCCATGGGCTATGAGGCAGGCGACCGCATCGAACTGGCCAACGGCCAGACACGCAGTGCGGCCGATGTCTACCGGCAGCCCAGCGTGCAGCGCGCCGAACACATCCAGCGCATCTGCGCTGCACTGATGCGCGCAGCCTACTGGATCGGCGCACCGCTGGCGCTGGCGTGTTTTTACGCGCTGGCGCGCAACTGACATCAGCCCGATGCCGCCGCCACCGGCCAGCGCATCGGGGCGGCATCGGGGCCGGCCACCTACCGGCACAAAACGCGGCACCGAACCGCAACGAATGCGCCAGCGGCGTGGCACACGAGACGTGCAGACGATCAGCCCCGTGCGGAAGCTGTAGGGGATCGGCACCAGGTGGGAGCCCTGGTCCATCAACCACAAACCCGAGGTCAACATGCACATCACTACCGTGCGGGCCAGCAGCTGGGGCTCGCTATTCGACTGCGCCCACAAATGGGAGGCAGAGCATCTGCTGGGCATGCGCAAACCGTCCGGCCTGCGCGCCCAGCTCGGCACGGCGATTCACGCCAGCACAGCGCTGTTCGACAGCAGCCGCCTGCCTGGAGCCGACCATGTCAGCGTCGATGATGCGGCCGGCGTGTTCGTTGACACGCTGCGCAATCCTGATCGAGATGTCGATTACTCGGTGGACAGCCTGACGCTGGGTGACGCTGAAAAGATCGGCCTCGTGCTGCACTCGAAGTACTGCTTTGAGCTATCGCCGCAATTTGAGTTCAGTTCGGTCGAGATGACGCTCAAGCCGCTGGACATCGACTGCGGCGGCGGCCAGGTGATCCGGCTCACCGGCACGATGGACCGGGCACGCGTCGCTGAGACCGAGTACGGCGCCGTTATCCCAGACGTGAAGACCGGATCGCGTGTGATCGAGAACGGCGTCGCCAAGACCCGGGGCCGCAGCGCCCAGATCGGCGCCTACCAGCTGATGTACGAGCACAGCGAGGGCGTGCAGACAGTCGGCGGTCAGGTGCTGGCCCTGCAGACCACCAGCAAGCCTCAGGCGCTGGCCAGCGTTGTGTTCGACGCCAAGCGCGTGATGGTCGGCACCGGCGAGCAGCGCGGCTTGATCGAGTTCGCAGCCGAGATGTTCCGCACCGGCCTGTTCCCACCGAACCCCCAGTCGATGCTGTGCAGCGAGAAGTACTGCAGCCGCTGGGCCACCTGCAATTTCCATGAGTGAAATCATGAATGCACCACTTTCTGTATCTGATCTGAAATCCAACGGCGGCGCTGTGGCAACGATGCCCGACCAGGCCGTCGATATGTTCACCGAGCGCGGGTTTGCGCTGGCCAACCGCATCGCCAAGGCCTACGCCAACAGCGACGCCGTACCGGCACAGTTCCGCATGCAGAACCTGAAAAAAGCTGGCGGGAACGAGACGTGGGTCGAGAACCCCGCAGCAATGGGCAACTGCATCGTGGCCATCGAAGTGGCGCGCGCTGTCGGCATGTCGATCGCCTCGGTGATGCAAAACGCCGACATGATCGAGGGCAAGCTGCGCTGGTCCGGAAAGTTCGTGATTGCCGCAATCAATGCCTCAGGCCGCTTCACGCCGCTGCGATTCAACATGCGCCCGCTGGGCCGCATCAAGGCCAGCTACAAGGAAAAAACTGGCTGGGACAACCAGGCGCGCCGGCCAACATTCACCGAGCGCACCGTTGAGGTTGACGACGTCGAGTGCATTGCGTGGGCGCTGCCACGCGGCTTCCAAATCCCGCCCGGAATCTACAGCCTGGACCAGGCGCGCAAGGCCGGCCTGCCGGTCATCGAATCCGCACCAGTGACGATGAAGCTGGCGGTCGAGGAAGGCTGGTATGGAAAGCCGGGGTCGAAGTGGCAGACCGGCTTGGCGCCGTTGATGTTCCAGTATCGCGCTGGCACGTTCTTCGGAAACATCCATGCTCCCGATGTCGTGATGGGCATGGGCCGCACTGCCGAGGAAGAGCGCGACATCGGCGGCACCGGCACGTTCGAGGTATTCCCGGACGGCAGCGTGCACCAGGTGCCGGTGTCGGAGCTGCGTCCGCAGGAGCAGCCCGCGCCAGTGACGGAAATCGTTCAGCGCACAGACGCCGCCACTGGAGAAATCACCACCACCGCTGCCGTCGCCACCGCTGCCGACCCAGCGGACACCATAGCCGACCAGATCAGCCGTGCCGACAGCGCTGAGGCCGTCACGGCGCTGGACAACGACATCAGCCGAGCGTTCGAGTCAGGCGCTCTCACTGCCGATGCAGCTGACGTGCTGACCGGGATGCTGGAGCGCCGCCACGCCGAGCTGATCGCCGCCAAGGCACAGCAGCCAGCCGCCACCGGCCGCCGCCCGCGCCCCGCCGCTAACATCGAGTAACCCAGCGGCGTCGCCTGCGCGCCGCCATCACCAAGGAGCGAGCATGAAGCTCACCCACATACGCGTCGAGAACTTCCTTGGCGCGCGCGCAGTCGATGCGCACCTCACGCGCCCCGTGAACCTGTTCGCTGGCGAGCAGGTCGAGCAGCTCAAGACCGAGCGCGAAGCCATCCGCGCCCGCCTGGACGCCGCCGCCAGCGCCAAGCGCGCTGCCGAAGCTGCACGCCAGCGCACCCAGGACGCCGCGCGGCATCACGCCGACGTGCAGGCGTGGGATGCGATCGGCGATGCGCTGTCGCCCGGCGGCATCCCGGCCGAACTACTGGCTGCCGCGCTCGGGCCGGTAAACGATGCGCTGAGAGCGCATGCCGAGGCCGCCGAGTGGGCGCAGGTCTTGATCGACCACGACATGAACATCCTAGCGGCCCAAAACAAGAGCGGCACCGTGTGGCGCGCCTACAACCTGTTGAGCGAGTCGGAGAAGTGGCGCTGCGACGCCATGCTGGCCGCTGCCGTGGCGCAGCTGTCCGGCGTGCGCATGCTGGTGCTGGACAGATTCGACGTGCTCGACCTGCCTGGCCGGGCTGATCTGATCGCGTGGCTCGACATCCTGGCGGCAGATGGTGATATCGACACCGCGCTGGTGTTCGGGACGCTCAAGGCGCTGCCGGCACAGCTGCCGGACACCATCGCCGCGCACTGGATCGCTGACGGCGTGCTGGGCCAGCTGCGGGAGGCTGCCTGATGGGCCGCCGAGTGGAACCGGATCCCCAGTCACAGCGGGTCTGGATGATCAATCCAAATCTGAGAATGCAGACCTGGGAGACGGTTGAGCCGGTCGGCGGCGAGCTGCTCGGATTGACCGAGGCCCCCGATGACTGCTGGCTCGGACTGGCGCTGCGCCGGACCGGCATCACGGATGGACGCGACCGGTTGGTGCTGGTGGCACCGCAGATGGAGCTGTTCGCATGACCACATCGATCAGCGCAGCTTCGGCAGCACGGCGCGTGGCCAGCCCAGGCAGCACCCGGCCACCGCCGCGTACCCACCTCGACAACTCGACACGCACGCCAGGCCAGTCACTGCGCAGCGCTTTGCGCCTCAGCGTCGAGCCGCGCAGGCGCGTCAAACCCAGGTTGTAGGCAAAATCGGCCAGCGCAGCTTGCCGACCAGGAGTGTCGGCCATCGGTACAGCTTGCCGGGCACCGTGCAAGAACGCGGCGGCGTCGAGCGCCATGCGCCGGTCAGCCTGCGCCTGCGTCCACGTTTCGCCGAGCCGGACATCTGGGCCAGTGCTGCCCCAGCCGATCGTCGGCACGCCGGCTGGGCAGAGGTAGGCGCGCAGGCGACATCCCTCAAAACGCCGGATCAGCTGCTCAAGGAGGGATGCCGCGCTCATCGGCCGTCGGTTTTGCGGATCGCGCGATCTGCGAACCAGAAGCCTAGGATGCTGCCGATCACCTGCCGGTCGAATGGCGTCATCAGCAGCGAACTGAACTCGGCCAGCGAAGCGCCGGCTTGGAACGCCACGACGATGTGCACGATCTTGGCAGCGCTGTACAGGACGATGCACCACCAGAACGCTGCGATCGGCCGAAAGCTCGCGCTGAGCGCATCAGCCCATTTCACGCCGCTCGGCTGCATCTGCCGCTTGAGGGCATCAATCAGCCCCTGCTGGTCAGCTGCATCGGCTGCGATCTGTCCTTTCACATGCGCCAGGTCAAGCTGCTGACTGGCGCGGGCCTTGTCGATCTCCAGCTGCAGCTGTGTCATGCGGTATTCGTGATCCGCGTCCTGGCGCTGCTTAAAGAAGTCCACGAGGAATGGCAGCAGTCGCATCATGCCGCCTCCGAGCAGGGTGATTATTTCGAGCATGGTTCTGTGTCCTTTTTTGCCCAGAGCGCAGCGCCATGTGCGGCCGCCACCACCCCGAGCGAGGTTGCAAGCTCCTGCAGGCTGATCGGCTGTCCGAACCAGAGTTGCCAGCCGGCAGCGCCAACGACAGCCAGGAAACTTCCTGCCCACGACCACCGGCCGAGATCATGAGTTTGGTTATCTGCCCCGGTGAGTATTTGACCAAATAGATTCATGGCTTATCCGCCTTTTCGTCAATCTTGTCTTCAATCCGGCGCAGCATCGTGAATAAGCTGTCGCTGAATTCTTTGAAATCTTCACGACGCACATAATGCGTCGGAAGTGCAACGCGAATATCTGCGACCTGGGCGGCGAACAGGAGATCTGAACGCTCCAAATCTTTTAGGCGGTCGAATATGCCTTTGATCAGCCAACCTCCCAAAAATGCAATTACTGACATGGCGATGTTAAATAATAGCATCAGATCCATATCACACCAAATTGGATTGCGTTGCAAATGTGGCCACGGCCGATACCAAGATCCACTGGCAGGTATTGTCCGCGATCCCCTGGCCAGTAGGGCCGCCGCTGGCTGCAGAGGTTCCGGTTGCCACCAGCTTGTAGATGCTGCCGCCGTTGCTGACCAGCGTGCCGAGTGTCCCGTAGCCAGTGCTGGCAGCCCAGGCCGTTGCCGGCTGCAGGCCGATCTGGCACCACACACAGCCACCCGTCGCACCATCCACGATGCCCGTACCCACGCCAGTAGGGCCGCCGCTGGCCGCTGATGTGCCGCTGGTGAGCATCATCCGGTAGGTGTTGCCGCCGTTACTGACGATCGAGCCAAACTTGTACACAGTGCTGGCGGTCCAAGCCGCTGGCGTGATGAGGCCCGCCCACGTCCACTGGCAGGTGTTGTCCACGATGCCGGAGCCGGACGGGCCGCCAGCGGCTGCAGAGGTGCCGGCAGCCGTGCAGGCGTAGACGTTCGAGCCGTTCTTGCGCCGCTGGCCGACCGTGTAGGCGGTGCTGGCTGCCCACGACTTCGCCAGCTCACCGCCGAGCGAGCATGTCCAGCCATTGGCGGCGGAGGCCGCCGAAGCCGAGTTGCCGACCGGATTACCCTGAGCGTACCGGCCGTGCTCGCCGGCAATGTCAGGCTTCGCGCTCGACAGCCTGATGGCAGGATCGTCCTTAATGCCTGGGCCGGCCCAGACTGCGATGGGGGCCCCATCAGGGACGCAGCCAAGCGCCGTGACGCTGAAACTGAACAACTTCAGTGCGTTCGTTCCATTCACGAGCATCACACGGAAGAAGGCCACGGATTGAGAGAAAGTAAATGTCCCCTGTCTAAACCCGTCACCAGTAGTTCCATACGCATTGCCATACACGGCGGCGTAAGAAAGGGTAGCCGTTGAACGAACGTCAGGATATGTCGGTGACGTGTTGGTTAGTGGATTCCCATTGTAGTCAAAACACTGGATGTAAATGCGTCCCGTAAAACCCGGGATGGTGTTTGACGAAATATGGAAATTTCTGGTTGTTGGGCACGATACAAATGCCCCAACACCCATATTCCCGCCATTTGCTAAGAAATACTCTACGCCATTTTCGTAGCCTACATCCAAACTGCCATTCGTAAGCGTCTTCGATATGGTTGCATTATTCTGGACAAAGTGGAAAGGACCGCTAATGTAGGCCGTATTTGCTGCCTGCCCAGAAATAAACGACGAAATATCCCCGCTTAACCAAGTTTGATTATTACGATTGGCTCGCCACGTAGGAAGGTACTGATTTCCATAGGCGCCGTTGATCTGAGAAATATCAGCAACAGTAGGTACAAGCTCCGAAGAGTAACCCATGTCATAGATATTATCTACAACTGCGTTGGCATTATTATTGCCATCGCAAATTGCAAAAACTCCAGAGTTTGACTCGTGGCGCGGATCACCCCAGTAACAATAACTACCTGCGCCAGCATGCCAAATTGGGACACGGACTAGATTTGTTGAGTTTCCGCCCATTTCATAGGCGCGACCCCACCAACGGTTATTATTTATGGAAGACGGGTGGACGGAATCGTAGGTACAGAAAACCGTTCCGTACGCCGAGCCAAGGCCGTTTGTGGAGCTGGAACACGCAACACTACCGGAGTAGATGTTATTGTCATTGATGTTCCCAGAACTGTTATACGTGCGGAATACCTCGCCGTACTTGCAATCCTGAATCTTCTTGATCTTGATATCGTTGTAATTTGCCCCGGCACCAGCGCTTGAGGCCACCACATAGCCACACGTTGCGTTTTCGACGCGGAGGATATCGATTGAGCACTCGATTGGGTCGTTCAGCAGCAGCGTCACATCATCGGGCGCAGTGCCGAGCATGGGGGTCCATGCATCCCACGACAGCGTGGTGTTGCGGCAGTCGAGCACCATCCGCTGCTTGATGTTCGGCGTGCCCGCTGTGCCGATGGTCACTGCGATCGCTGGACGTGCGCCAGTGTAGATCGTGTATGTGCCCGTCATGTCGATCGGGATGTTTGGCGGCAGAACAATCGCGCCAGTATGGGGATACCCACCAGACTGTGGCAGCAAGCGCAGGCCAAGTCCGTTCGCTGCAGCGTAAGCGCCGGCAGCATTGCTGGCGGTGTGCCAGGAACCTGACACCATGCCACCGAAGCGCGGATCAGTGACTGTCACCCATTTTCTCAGGTTGCTCCCGATTTCTGAGGCGAGCGCCTCCAGATTGGTGGAAATCCAATAATCAGGAGAATCTTGTAATGCAACTTGACCAGCAAATTGAGATCCGCCGATTACCTGAAAATTTGTACCATCATATAATACCTGAACACCAATTCCAGAAAATAGCACCGCTGGGGATGTTCCAGATAATATTGGTTTTGCCCCAAGCCCATTGATATTTAAAGTTGGCGCTGATGAACTTGTGCCTGCTGCGACAAACTGAAACACCTGACCTGCAATGTAGTTAGTTGGCGCCGGCATCAAAACGGCTGTTATTGTATCTGAACCAGAAATGCCAGTTAGATATTGCAATGACCCATCAGCAAGCTGGCCAAGATTTACCGCATCAGTTCGAGCTGAGCCAGAACCAAGGTTGATCAGCTTGAACCCACCCATCGGAAGATTGTTTGTTGGCGGCGCCTGACCATCGCGCGGCATCGAGTTGGTGAGCTCGGCGGCAATGTCGGCCATGGTCGGATTGGCCCACCCGGTCGTGATCTGCGTTCCGGTGACAACCGGATTGGTCGAGTGCAGGCTGAAAGTGCCGTTTCCTAAGCGTGGCATATTGGAGTTCTCCGAGCAAAGAAAAACCGCCTCATGGGCGGTCTGAAGTCATGGCGATGAACGAGCAATTCTTGGTGGCCTTGCTGCGGCCATTCGTTCACCTGGCAATCTGGGTGGTATTCATCTGGCCGGCCACCTGGGCCGTGAGGCGCTACATGCGCGATGGGCCACTGAAGCGGTTATTGCTCAAGCGCTGGGGCGACGGTGGGGGCGAGCGCATTGACGGTCGTGGCGCTCCCTGCGGTGCTGGTGTAGCGGCGCAGCAGCTCGGCCATCGCCTGGGATTTCAGTGCGGCCGGTGCATTCGAGGCCTGAAGCGCCTTGATCGTCAGCTCAGGTGACAGCAAGGTGTCGCCGATCTTCTGCAGTACCTGCGGCTCAGCGAGCTGGCCTGCGTACTGCGCAGGCGCCAGCAGGGTGCGCAGCAGCGTGTTTTTGGCGACGGCATCCGGCGCGCCGAACGGCCCAAGCACGCTGCGGATGATGTTCTGACTCACGAGGTTCTGAGCAGTGTCGCTTCCTGGTGCTGCCGCCAGCTTGGTGGCATTGCTGCTGCGCGCCAGATCCTGTGCCACCGAGTTGAGTGTCGCCACATGCTCGGCCGGCAGCACGCTGTCGAGCGTCGCCGAAGGAATGCCGGTGATGCGCCGGGCTGCAGCGTCGCCGCCGCGCAGCGCCTGCGCGTAGGCGGCCGTGTTGAGGCCGCCAGATCCACCAAAGTCGTTGATGGAAGGAACCAGCTTGTCGAGCATGTGCTGGCCGACGTCCATCTCATTGATCGGCTTGGACATGGCTGCATAGGTGTCCATGGCGTCGCCGTAGAGCGGGCTCAGATTGCGGATGCCCGTGACCAGATCGTTTTTCAGACCGGTGTAACCGGCGGCCAGCGCCGGGTTCTTCTCGATCGAAATCATCCCGTCCAGCGCCATCTTGGTCCAATGCAGTCCATCGATCACGGATGAGTCATTCATCGGTGTGCCGTTGACCTGGGCAATCTCGCGCGCCGTGTTCAGCACCGGCTGTGGGACGCGAGATTGGAACTTCACGATGTTGGCCTGAGCCTCCGGCGTCAGCGCCTCCGGATCGAAGCCGGCCTTGCGTGCAGCGCCATACATCTCGTTGGCAACTGCATCCCGATCGGCGGCGAAGTAGTCACGCTGTCCAACATCGCCCGCAACCGTGCGCACAGCCGCAACCCGTGCAGCATTCTGGCCTTGGGTGCGCGTCTGAAAGGCATCGCGCACTGGTGGGCTGAGCTGCTGCACTTGCTTCTGCAGCTGCGCCAGGCCAGCGGTGCCGGCCGCCTCCGCCGCCGTCGGCTTCGATCCCGGCACCAACTCTGCACCGCCTGCTTTGAGCTTGGCAATGGTTCCCGCCGTGTCCGGCACGAACTGGCGCAAGGCATCGACCAGCATCTTCTGCCGGCCGCTTTCAAAGAAAGGCTGCAGCGTGGATTTGACGAGCCCGTATCCTGACTGCAGCGCGCGGCCAGCGATGTTCCCGGCTGCGCCGCCAACGTAACCGCCCAGTGTGTCGGCCACCGCTTCGCCAGACGTCAGGTGCGGCTGAGCCCACCCGAGCAGCGCGCCGACGCCAGCCGCACCCGCCAAGCCGTTGACACCAGGAATGGCAGCAGTCGGCAGCGCTGCAACAACACTGCCAGCCAGATGACCGGCACGGCCGCCGCCCGTTTTCATCAGGGCATCATCCAGCCGGCGAGATTCGGCAATGTCATCGGTGGACACCAGACCGAGCTTCTGGCCAACGCCGCGCCCCAGATCTGTCATGGCCTTGCCGGCCCCCGCCAGGCCAAGCTGAAGCGGCGACATGCCTTCGGTCGGATCAGCCGTCAGTGGCGGCAGCACGCTGGCGGCATGGATTCGATCTTCCCAGTTCGTCGGTGCCGGCATCGTCGCAACAGCTGGCGCGAGCCGGTCTTCCCAGTTGTTCGAGGTCGAGGCCATGTCAGTTCAGGATTCCGAGTTGTCGAGCCTGCCGGGCTTTCTGCAGGAATCCGGCGCGCTCAGTGGCAGGCATCAGGCTGAGGATGCGAGCCCGTTCCTGGTCGCTGGCGGCATGCTCGATCTGCCACAGGCGCGGGTCAGCCATTGGCGAGAACTTGGTCTCGAAGTCAGCGTAGGCCTGCGGGCTCGTGGTGTTCGGATTCGGAGCAACTTTGTCCTTTGCGATCAGCATGCGCTGATAGGCAATCAGCTCCTGAGCGGCCTCCTTGATCGCCGGGCCGTTCATGGTCTTTGCGTTCGGGTTGGATGCCTCCGCTAGCGCCTGTAGCGCGTCGGTTCCTCCGCTGCCGGCGGCTTGCCGCTGAGCGCCGACCAGCATGTTGAGGTTCTTGACCATGATCTGGTAGTTCTGCGCCAAGTCCTTGCCGACGGGAATGCCAAGCGTCTGCAACACGCCGTTCACAAACTGCAGCTTGTCAGCGCCGGGTCCGGCCAGCGTCTTGTCGGCCAGCTGTTCGATCGACTGCAGCAGGGCGATGGCGCGCGGCGCGGCGGTGGTGGCCTGGGTGTGCAGGTCGTTGTATGACTGCACGGCGTTCTTGGCTGTGCCTTCTCCCAGGGCGTTGGCGGTGGCAGCCTGGCCGAGCGCCGGGCCCGTCTGGATACCTGGCGCACGGCTTGGAGCAGCGACACGCGGCGCCACTCGTGCAATCTCGCGGTCGATCGCAGCCAGATCGGCTGGAGGCGCTCCACTGGTCACCATGCGTTGCCGCTCCTGCTGCAGAATGGCCAGCGAGTCGGCGCCGTAGCTGTTCACCGACCCGCCGGCAGCGGCCGTTCGATCCGGTGCGCTGCGCGCACTGATGGGCGGCGCACCGGTGGCCTGCACGGGCGGAACACCGGAAAGTCCGGGCACCTGCGGTGGGGTCAGCACGTTGCCGACGTAGTTTCGGTACGGCGCACCGGTTGCCGGGTCGAAGCCCTCGACCAGCTGGAACGGAGCCTTGCCGCTTTCCTTGGCGGCCGTCGCGGCAGTCATGGCGCCGACACCGCCCGGCACCGGCACGATCTGCCATCCGGTCGGCGTCTGCACCGCCTGGAAACCCTCAGGCACCTGCGGCAGCTGATCGCGGGTGCCGTTCGGGTTCTGCACGTAGCCGCCGGGGCGCAGGCTGGTCGGAGCGATATAGTTCTGCTTCGTGATGTTGTTGCGCAGCACCTGCTGGCCTTGAGGCGATGCCGGGTCGATGCCGGCGCTCAGCAGCGTCTTTGTCAGGTCAGTGCGGTTGTCCGTGCGCGAAAGGAACTCTTTCGTGTAGGCCTCAGGCCCGCCAAGCAGCATGGCCGCCATTGCGCGCTGTGGCGTCATGCCGGGCATGGCGAGCGGGCCGCCCCCTGATGATGGCGGCAAGCTTGGCGCCGGCACTCCGGTGGGCGCCGGCTGAGGCTGCATCGGCGCAGCTGCCGCCGGCTGCTGTCGAAGCATGTCGGCCATCAGAGCCGCATTCTGGTTTGTCGGCCCAACGCTGCCGGATGCTGCGCCCGCGCCGAGCGCGGCCTCTGCCGGGCTCGGGGTAGCAGCTGCTGATGAGGTTGGCGTCGGATCACCAGACCCGTCTGGCGGTGTCGCTGCTGCCGCCGGCTGATCGCCGAAGATCATCGACCGCATCGCGGCGCCTTGGCCTTGTGCGATGCTGAGATTTGTCTTGGCGAGCTCGACGGCTTTCTGGTTGGCCTCGTCTTGCGTATCTCGCGCCATCTTCCCCATCAAAATCTTCGAGATCGCCTCAAGTGGCCCGATGCGAGCTACCCGACCGCCCGGAACTGTCCGGTTTTGGTCGATGGGCGAAAAGGCCTGCTGTCGAAGCATTTGTGCATAGATCTGGGCCTGTTGGGCTTGCTGTTGCTGCAACGCCTGGTCTGCATAGAGCTGCCCCTGCTCTGGGCTCTGCTGCACGAGCAGCGCGGCCATTGGGCTGATGGCTTGCGGCATGTCAGTCCTTTCCGAATCGTGCGGCCGCCGAGCTGAGCTTGCTGGCAGTCATCATGGCGTTTTGCAGCACGAGGTTTTGCAACTCATCCGGGATGCGGTCGAGCATGCGCTGCACGTCAGCGCCGTGATCCACATCATGGGTTGCGTGGTACCGAAGCGTCTTGAGCAATGCCGTGCCGTGCAGCGCTTCCAGCTCTTCCACCACATCCAGAGGCATCGGGGAGCACTCCAGCACCGCCATGTAGCCGAGCAGCGCTGCCGGGTGCGCATGGTGCGCCAGGTAGTACTGCACTCCTGCCAGCTCGGCTGCAGCCAGGTTCAGTTTTTGGCTGATCGGATCCACATCAACGGCCTTCAGATCGGTCGCCAGCCATTCAGCGTGGTCCCGCTCCTCTTCAAGATGGGCACGGTAGTAGCGCAACAGATCCAGATCAAAACCATGTGGCGAGGAAGCATGCAGCCTCAGGATGGCGGCCTTGATCAACTGCTCGCTGGCCACGATCAACTGGTGAACGAACACGAGGTTGTCGATCAGCACACGAGGATTGCGCAAATCAGCGCAGATGCTGATCGATCGGACGGATGACAAGAGTTTTTCAGAAAAGCTCATCCGATATCTCCGAGCATGCCGGCGTCTGGCCCTGCCAGGTTTGGCGCAACTCCAGGCTGCTTTGGCGGCATGCCGGCAAGCCCTGGCCGCATCAGATTTTTCATCGCCAAGCCCTGCATCAGGCCATTAATGGCTGATGCCGCCGGAGATGCCCCGGGTGATTGCTGCCTAAGTAGCATGGCCATCATTTGGCGCTGCTGCTGATCTTTCATTGCCTGATCGGTTGGCGATGGCGCATTCGGGTCGAATTCCATGCGGTACTCAGTAGAAGTACATGGCCGCCATTGCGGCGGCGGTCACTTCAGAATTTGTGGTTGCCTGATTGGCATTGTTCACGCCTTGCTGCCAGTTTCCAGCCGCTTGCGTTGCCCCAAGAAGATCGGCGCCGGTTGTCTGCTGCTGCTGCGGTGCGCCAGTAAATGTCGGGCTGGTGACCTGATTTCCGGTGCGCAGCGCATTGATCTGATTGATTGGAGCATCGCGCAACGCCGTCTGCACTTGGAGTCCTTGCTGTTGCGCCTGCTGCCCCATTCCGAAACCGCTGGTGATGGCATGATCCTGAGCGTTGTTTTCATTCACGCCGAGCTGCCGCTCCATGTTGTTCCATGCCTCGGATCCTTGCGTGATGCCCTGATTCGCAGCCTGGCTCTCGGCGGTTTCCCTGTTCATCTTCAGATCGGGTGCTGCCATGCGCATGTACGCCTGCTGGCCGTTCTCGCCAGCATGCACCATGCTGGACGGGATATCGGATGCCGTGATCGGGTTTTCCATGCTGCTGCTGATCTGGCTCAGCGTGTGGCCGCCAAGGCCGAGCAGGCCAGTTTGCAGCCCGTAGTTCTGGTCCAGCAGCCGTTGCTGTTGAGGGCTCAGCGTTTGGGTGGATGACCACTGCCCGTCAGGCGTTGTTGGTGGCGTGTAGGTCAGGTTTCCATAAGGCGTTTGCTGGTTGACTCGGTTGGCGTTGGTCGTGTACTTGGCGGCATCAAGGTTTCCTGATGCAGTGGCCTGCGCTGCGCCGACATAGTCTGGCGCCGGCGATGATTTACTTCCCATGGCGGTCCTTGAGGTCGAGGAAGCGGCACTGCTCCCGGGTCATGGTGTAGATGAGCAGATCGCCGCCTGGCGCGGCGCCGTGGATGGTTGCCTCCAGCTGGAAACCAAGGTGCTCGTCGAAGGCGCGGGCGCGGGCGTTGGCGGCATCCACCAAGCCGATGATCTTGCGCACGTGCAGCTGATTGAATGGGTAGTCAAAGGCTGCGAAGAGGAAGCCGCAATCCAGCCAATGGGCACTACTGGCTGCGACATGGCCGCAGATTGAGGCGCCATTCCAGGCGTCGTATTTCACGCCCGCAATCAGCCTGCCGTCGCGCTCCAGGCCGATGCCGATGGCGCACGGGTCTGGCGTGCCGCCGTTGATGGCATCCACCCAGGCCACCACAGGAGCACCCGTCACGATGCGCCTCACAGCACACCGCCCAGTTCGTAGGTGTAGTCAGTCGAGGCCCAGCGCAGTTGCTGCGTGTTGGTGGCTGACACCATGTGCAGCGCTGCGCAGTAGCCCAGGCCGAACGCGGTCTGCCACCCCTTCTGGTATGCGGGCGGACCCATCCAGACGGTGTTCAGTGCATCCCAGCGCGCCAGCGCACCATCCCACACCGTGGTGGGCAATGGACCGCTCGTGATGACACCGGTCGGCGTGGACTGGTCGAAGTCAGTGTTGATGCCGATGTTCAGCGTTGGCCGGTTGTCCCATGACAGCATGGGACGCACCAGGTTGAACTTCTTGTTGGCGGTGGGCGATCCGAAGTAACAGAACGACTGCAAGGCCTCGGCCTGGATGTTGTTTCCGTCGTCGGAAACACCAACCCAGGCTTCAAGCACCTTGCCGCCGGAGCTGCCAAAAAACAGTCGGTCCTGGAACAACTCGAAGTTGTAGGACGTCCAGCCAATGAATCGGCACCACGCCTTGCTGACGGTGTTCATGACGTACTGGTGCGACACGGTTCCGCTGATTGGCACATTCACCAGCACCATGTTTTCGCTGGGGAGAACGGCAATCTCCCAGCCATAGTTCTGTGCGTAGTTGGTGGTTGCGGCCGACATGGCCCACTGGATCTTGTTCGACAGCGCTTCGGCCACTTGGATGCGAGACGACTGCAGCGCGGCCGACAGCGGCACCAACCCATCGCGGCCGATGATCAGGCAGTCGCCGGCAAACTTGATGGTGCTGCGCGGGCCCATGGGTGAGCCGATCGAGAACATGCCGACCAGTGCCCAGGTAGCCACCGTGCTCGGGTCGGTTCCTTTGTAGACCGCCACCTCGCCACGGCTGGTGATGATGACCAACATGTCATCGATGCCGTAGCCGGCGTCCAGCGTCCAAACGTCCATCGTGACGATGTGGCCGCCGGCCCTGAACAGCGAACTGAAATCGAACGGCTGCGCAACCCCGCCAACACTGCTGGTTGGCAGATACCAGGCACGCAAGGTGTTCTTCTCGACGAACCAGAGCCGTTGCTTGTGAGAGCAGACGTTGCTCCACAGTCTGGTGGCGATGCCGGTGACTGCCGGCGCGTAGGTGTAGCTGCCAAGCACCGTCATCACGCCGCCGGGCGCGCCAGCAGCCGTGAAGGTGAAGGTGTTCGGGCCAGTCACCGTGATGGCCACGTTCGTGTTGTTGTAGGCCGCCGGCGTGCAGCCCGTCAACGTGACCGACATGCCAGTGGACAGCTTGTGCGGCGTCGTGGTGGTGATAGTGCAGGTGGTTCCCACCGCCGTGCCGGATGCGATGCCGGCGCCCGTGCCATCGCCAATGCTGGCCCAGCCGCTGCCGTTGTAGACCTGCATCAGGTCGATGCCGTTGACCATCACCAGAAACTGGCCGCCGGCTGAGCCCATGTGGGCCTTTTGGAACTGGCTGCTTCCAAGGCCTGACACGAGCGGAGCCCCCACAGGCCCGCTGTTCGTGATGTCGTAGATGCTGCCGCCCGACACGCCGAACAGTTTGGAGCTGCCGCCGCTGTTGTAGCTCGCGACCGTCTCGACATTGCCAGGCATGCCGGTGGCCCATGACGAGCTACCCTTTCTCACACCAACGTCATAGGGCGTCGGGAACCAGTTGTCCAGGATGACGGCGTCTTCCTTGGGCATCCGCGACAGGCTGTCACGCTGATTCCAGCCGCCCACCGGGGCCGGAACGCTGGCCACTCGCGAGCGCTGCTGGCGATTGACGCCCGAGCGATCTGGCCTCATGACGACGGAACCCCGAATCCAGCATCAGGGATCTGTGCCGACGTGATCAGGGGTGAGCTGATGAACTGTCGGTTCAGCACCAGCGACCGGGCACCCCCACCATCGCGCGATGCGGCCCGCTCGCGCGCCTCGGAGTAGGTCTTGAACTCCTCGTCATAGGCGAAGCCTTTCGCGCGCAGCCAGCGCCACTTGATGCCCAGCGTCATCAGATCCTCGCTCAGCACGCCGACGTCGCCGTCAAGCCTCCATGCCGTCTGGAACGCCGCTGCCTGCGGTGACACCAGGGTACCGGCCGGCACGCAAAACCCGTTGCTGATGTACTCGTAAACCAGCACGTTGTTCGAGGTGGGTGGCGGATCGAGCAGGAACTGATTGCCCTGGATGCGGAAGCGGCGGCGCGGCCCGGTGGGGACGATGCCGGACTTCAGCACCTGCCATTCCTGCGGGGTCAATGGCCCGAGCATCTGCCACCGGTACTGGCGATCCCATGCGGTCTGATTGATGCTGTGGTCATAGTCGGCCGGGAACGGGTAGGCGATCTGGCTGAACGTCAGCGACAGCGCAGCCCCGCTGGCGGTGGCCGCCTGATCAATGGTCACCTGGGTGGGGCTGTCGATGCTCAGAACCGTTGCCGACGGCGCCAGGCCGGATCCGAGCGGGCCAGTGCAAGCCATGCCGACACTGAGGCCTGTCGTGCTCGGCACCAGCACCACGCCACTGTTGAGCGTGAGCGTGCAGCCAGCCAGCGTGATGAACTGCGTGGTGAACAGGTATTGCTTCTGCAGCACGCTCCAGCACGCGTCCTTGACGGCGAACGACGCCAGTTCGCGGCCTTCGCGCTGCGCCAGCGCCACCATCTGGACGATCTGAGGATCGCCTGAGGTCATGGCGGCGTTGGGGATGGGGATGCCCACCTCTGCGCACACCGTCTGTATCATGCTGAGAATTGACATTGTTAGCCCTTGAATACTTCAATTGCCGGCGCCTAGTGGGATACGCTGCTGTGGTTTGTCGAGACTAGCCATCACTTCACCGGCTTGCCGTTGCGGGAAAGGATGGACAAGATGTTTTCTTCCCCAGGAAACACTACGTAATTGCTTGTTCCTGCGCCAGCGCTGCGAGAGTCGTCGTCTAAATATCGGATTCCTGGTATTCCTTGCGATCTAAGCGCTTGCGCTGCCTTCTTTGCACTCCCATGCTTGGCTACCGCATCCCGCCAAACATCTTCACCTCCTGCATCCCAATCGAGCATTTTACTGATTTGGCTATCTGGCAAATCAACTTTGTAAAGCGACCCAGCATCTGAGATGCGCGGACGCCCCAAGCTTTCTGCGGCAGCCTGCATGGCAAGCGCCCTGTCTAGCTGCTCCTTGGGCATGGGCTTTAACCCCGCGTATGCATTACCGTAAAGCCGATCACGGATCGGGTTTGCTATCGCATTGAACTGATCGTTTGCAAATTTTGTGCGGGAATCATATTGGGCGCGCTGAATCGCAGAATTTATGGCGTCACTTACCGCTTGCTCATACTCGTTGCTTGGCTGCTTATCAAACTCCGCAAACGGTTTTGATAATTTTCGAGCGTATTCTTCTGCGACCTGCGGCTCTTCCGCAAAGTAAATGCCGTGCCCATATATTTGCGCGCCTTCGCCTTTACCTATCTTGCTGGCATCGAATGCATCAAACTTGTGTGGAGATCCATGCCAGACGGTCGCAGCGAGAGACATGCCCCCGGTATCTGCCGCCCCTGCAAGCCCCATTGCAGCGCCAGCGGCTGCGCGCGGGAACTTTGCCGCCAGCGGAGCGACCGCCATCGCCGCATCAGCCGTGTCCTGCGGGATCAGCGGCACATTCGCCTTGCCGGCGTTGGTCAGCGGCTGGCCGTAGCTGTAGCGGTCGAGCGTGCGCTGCACTGCAGGCAAGCCGATCAGGTTCGATGCAGCCGACAGCGCCGGGTTGGCCAAGCCGCCCGGCATCGTCGGGTCCGGCCGGCTTGCATAGCCCGTCAGCGCCCCCAGCGCGTCTGCTGCGTAGCCTGCCAGCGGGTTGGTGCGCGGTGTCGCGCTCAAGTAGCCCTGCATGGGGTTCGGTTGTGCGACCAGATAGTCGGGGCCGACAGAGTTGGCCGGCTGCTGATCAGGCTGAGGATCACCCCTCAGAAGTCTGGCAAGCATCTGCAGGTCCATTCGTTACCTCACGCGCTCAGCGTTTGCGTCCACTGGGTAGCGGAAACCTGCCGGAAGATGGCCGACTTCGACACCGGGACCGAGAAGGCCGCGTTGGCCGCACCCGTACCGATGTTGCCGCCGGTCGGCGGGTAGACGCTCAACGCATTGGCGCCGAGGTTGGTCACCTCCACCGTGTCGCCTGCGCTGCGGTTGTTCGGCAGCAGCACACCCGTGCTGGCCGCCGCCGTCGAGATCACGTTCACGTCCGAGTAAATCGGCGTGGCCGTGGCCTGCGTGCTGCCGGCGGCGGTAATGCCGGCGGTGATGTCGCCAGCGATCTGGGCGGCCAGGGCAGCGGCCGTGCCGAGCCCCATCAGTTTTTGCTGCGTGGTCATGGGTCAGCCTTCCGCGCGGGCGCCGCGCTGCTTGGGGGTAGCCTTCTGCAGCTCGCGCAGAGCCTCGCCCAACTCGGCGATCTGGTCCTTCTGGCGCTGCAACTCCAGGCGCATGGTTTCGTTTTCCTGCACCATCTTCGAGACGGCGGCGCCGCCTTGCGCCTGGTCGAGGTACAGGCGAGCCTTGTCGCGGTACATGCGGGCGCCGAGCCACGTCAGGTTGTTGTCGCCCATGGCGGCCAAGCCTTCGACGGTCTTGATGCCCAGATCCTTGAGCATGCGCACGTCAGCCTTGGTGACCATCGGCCACTCCTCCAGCGGCTGGCCGTCCTGCGCCTGCTCTTCACCGGCCTGGAACGCTGCCCACTGGCGCGGGAAGCGCTCGGGGTCGCCCGGCGAGCTGCTGTCTGCTTTCAGCTTGGCCGGCCGGTGCACGGTCTTCGTGCGGTCACCTGGGAACATGATCGTGATGAACGCGACGTTTTTGTAAACCGGGTGTCCCTGCTGATCGCTCTCGAACGGCTGATGAACGGCCTCGTTCGAGAACTCGACGTAGAGGTCTTTGTCTTCGCCGTGCGCGACATGCAGCTGATTGCCGACCTTGACGACACGGGCTTCTGCCAATTCCATGGTGATCCTTGGTGAGTTGCGCGATTACAGCAGGGGTTCCGGCGGTGCAGGCGGTGCAGGCGGAATGTAGTTTGCCGCCACTTCTTCGGCGAACGCCTGCGGGTCGGGGTGGCGGCTGGCTGCGGCGATTGCGGCAGCCATCGCTTTGACTTCATCGAGTGTCATGTGAGCTCCAGAATGATTTCAGGCCCCGAAGGGCCTGCGTGGTTGATCAGGTGATGGCGCCCTGAGCCAACGGGTAGGTACCCCATACCAGCGCCATGTTGGCCGGAAGCGTCCAGGTACCGGATGCACCCGAGCCAAACGAGGCCGCCAGCGCGCTGCAAAACTGGGCGCCCTGCATCTGCTTCGAGGCCAAGGCCACCGTAGTCAGGAAGCCGCCCAGACTGGATCCGCCACCGCCATTCCAGTAGGTCTGCGCGCCGACAGCTGGCGCGCCAGCTGCATAGGACACCGCCGCCCCGCCCACCTGGAACCACGCGAACTGTCCGCCGAACGGATTTGCCGGGCTGCTGCTCGCCGTGGTGGCTAGCGGGTTACCCAGCGACCAACCCAGCGTAAGTCCGCTGTTGGCGGCGCCGGTCCAGGCCTGGGCCTGCAGGATGAGCTGCCCGAACGAATCCTTCGCGTGGGTGAACTGCACCACCTGACCAGCACCGATGCCGGGCACGTAGGTCCCCAGCGTGGTGGCATTGCCAGTAGGCAGCGCCGCATTGGCCTTGTTCGACACGTTCAGGTTCGACGGATTCCAGGCCGGGTCCGTGATCGAGTTCGCGTTGAAGGTCAGCGTGGTGGTACTGGGCACCGTGGCGACAGTGAACAGTCCGTTGTAGCCGGCAGGCACAAATCCGGCAAGCTGGATCACCGCGCCCACGCTCAGGCCGTGAGCCGATCCAGTGGTCAGCGTCGCTGTGTTGCCGCTGATCGTCAGCGACGAAACGCTTTGGGCCGCCAGAGGCGCGACCTGCGCGAACATGAAAAACCCGCCACCCAGCACCGGATCGACACCGTCAACGCCGCCGCTCGGGTACGCAAATCGGCCGAATTTGCCGGCGCTGGCGCCCGTGAGGGAGTACGGCCCGGGGCCGCTGTTGTCGGGCAGGTAGAGGTCTACCAAGCCCATCAGGGAGTCTTGTGCAACGAAAGCCATTTCGGGCTCCTTTCGTGAGTTGGTTTCGGTCTCAGGCGCTGAGGACGCCCTGCAGGAAGGCATTCGACAGCGTGAGGTTGCCAGCGAACCCGAGTAATTTGACCATGGCATCCTGGTTGACTGCGAACCGGTCATCACCGATCGGGGCGAAGAAACGATCGACATGCGGCCGGAAGTAGACGTATTCGGTGTTCAGCATGTACATGCTGTTGACCGGCGCACCGCCGCCGTAGCCGCCGTCCAGCACCACGTCGGCGCCCATGTACTTGAGGCTCTGAAAGCCAGCCTGCGCCATCTCTTCAGACTGGACGCGCTGGATGGCCTGCAGGCTCTCCAGGTAAAGGCGGTAGTAGTTGTTGTCGGCAACGATCAGGTCAACCGCGTCCGCGCCGCGCACCAGCTGCAGGTACAGCCGGTTCATGTAGCTCTGGATATTGGCCGAGGTGGTCGGCGCGCCGCCGTTGGTGACGCCGCTGAATGCCGCATTGCGGAAAAAGCTACCGACCGTGGTGCTGCGATCGATGCCGCCGACCACGCCGCTGGTGGGTGATGTGCTGACCAGCAGCTGGACACCGCCGATCTGCCGACCGCCATCGGCGGTGCCGTCCGAGTACATGTCGAGCGCGATGTTGTTGGTCATCGTCTTCTCGGCGTTGCTGATCCGGCTTTCGAGCAGGTCGATGATCTGTTCGGGGCCATTGTTCTGCAGCATCTCCAGGCCGCTGATCGACACCGCCACAGCCGCCTGAGCGTAGTTGTACTCGGCCGCTGTGAACACGTCGCTTGGGCTGATGTTCAGCGCCTCGTAGCCGCTGTAGCGCTTGAACGTGCCGTTCTGGGCGTATTCGATCTCCTGGACGATCGTGCGGCCGCCGGGCACCTTCTTGATCTTGCCCTTCTTCTTCAGGCGGTTCAGCAGCGCGTTGTTCTTGGTGACGTTGTCCTGCAGCTTGCCGGTTCGGTTGCGCAGGGTCGTGGTGACGATTTCCGTCATCGTGGACGATGGGTTGACGAGTGCCATGATGGCCTTTCAGATCTGGATTGGGGTCAGACTCGCAAGCCGGCCGCCTGGAACTGGGCGGCCAACTCGCTGCGGAGGTCGGGTTGCACAGTGCGTGCGCTTGCACCATTGCTGCCGGGGCTGCCGGTCACGCTGACTGCAGCGCTCCTCGCTCGTGCGACACGAGCCTTGGCCGGGTCAACCGCCGTTCGCTTCGCCACCTCGCCATCCAGCCAAAGCTGTGACGTTGTGGGGTGGGCGCGAAAGGCTTGGTCGTAGGCGTCCTGAAGGCTGTTGGCCTGGCCGCTCTCCATGAGCGTGGCCATGACGGATCGCAGGGTGTCGAAGTGCGGCTTGTCGGCTTTGAATGCGTCGATCTCGCTGACCAGCGATTGCTGAACGCTCTGTTGAGCGTTGCGTTGCTGGCCGCTGATGAACGCCGTCAGCTCGTGCACCTGCTGCTGCAGGGCGTGGATCGTTGCGTCGGGTGGCGGCGCATTGGCAGCGAGCGGCGACAGATCGACGCCGAACTGGTGCGCAAGTTGCGCGAGCAGTTGCGTCTTCTGCGCTGGCGCGCCGTTGCGCAGCACGTGGTCGGCGTTGAGCAGCGACTGCACCGCCTGAACCGGTGTTGCGCCCAGCGCATTGATGGTGGCCATGTATGGCGACAGGGTGTCGCGCATGGATTTCCCGAGTTGGCGGTCCTCGTCGAGGCGGGTGAAGCCCTTGTGGACTTCCGCCTCGCGGGCCGCAATGATGGACTGGGCCTTGGGGGTCAGATTCGACCATTCAGCCTTGGCTTCAGTGCTCCAGGACGCAGGCGGCTGGATGGCTTGCGCCGTCTCCGTCTTGGTCTCGGTACTGGCTTCAGCAGCAGGAACAGCGCCCTGAGTGGACTCGGCACCCCCAGTTTGATCGGCGACTGCCGCCTTCTGTGATGCGAACCGGCCACCCTCGTCACGCTCACGCGCGCTCTGGTTTTCGGTCTCCTGGCCAGCGTCTTCAAACGCGGCGGCCAGCGTTTCGCGCAAACTCAGTTCTTCATCATCGGTGGACTGGTCAGCACCAGTTCCGATAGTGTTTTCGATGGTCATTTCTGTTCCTTGGGACGTAAAAAATCCCGCTCAAGGCGGGCTGCGTGCGGCGCCTGAATCAGCTCAGGCGAACTTGGCCTTGGCGTGCACGATCGGCGCCAAATCGGCGCGCAGGTCACGCGACACGTCAGGCGCCTTGAACTCCGGCTGCTTCTCGCTGCCGATCTCGACCAGGTGGTGCTTGCGCAGGTGCTCTCGGTGTTGGCTGCGGCCGTCGATCTGTTCACCGGTCACCACGCTGCGGTAGGGCCGGATGTCGGCAGCGATCATCGGGGCGCAGAGCTTGCGCGTCATGCGCTGGCCATGGCACTCAGGCAGATCACGATCGATATCGGCCACGGTGCGGTAAACGTCTTCGGTTCGGTCACAGGCGTGGCACTTCAGGGTGTAGATGGGCATGGTTTACTCGCTGGCTACCTGGGCCGCGCTGACCTGCGCGGCTTGCAGCGTGGTGGCGGCGGCAATCTCGGCAACTTCGATCTTGGCCGCGTTGTCGAGTCGCTTCATGAGTAAGTCGAACTGCTGTTGCTGGGTCATGGCCTGCTGCGCCAAGTGCGCCTTGAACAGCTCGGTCTGCTGCTGCATGTGCGATTCCATCGCGGCGCGCTGGGCTTCGAGCTGGTTTTGCTGGTGCGCTTGCTCAGCCTGCGCCGCCTGTTCGGCTTGAGAAGCCTGGGCGTCAGCCTGGGCTCGCTGTTGCTCTCCCCATGCCTTTGCTTGTGCCTTGCCCATCTCGGCCTGAGCCGATGCCTGCGCCTTGCCAGCGGCCTGCTGCGCCTCGATCTGCCCTTGCAACTGGATGTTCTGAGCGTCCACCTTGCCCTGCGCCATGATCTTCTGGATCTCGATCGGCGGCTGCGGTGGCGGTGGGTTTGCGGCGGCCTTCTTCATCTCATCGATGGCATGTTCGAGCTCGCCTTCGAGCTGGCGGCCGATCTTGAAACGCCGACTGACAAACAGCAACACCTCACCGATCAGCGGGCCGAGCTGCGGCGCCTTCGCCACCATTTCGCCAGATTGGCTGATCAGGCCGCCGATGGTCTTGGCGTACTCCAAGGCACCAGTCTTCTCAGACTCTTCATCCACCCTGATCGTGCTGTCGGTTTCGATGTCGATGCGGAAGCTGCGCAGGGCATCGTCATGCAGCAACCCGATCACCTCCTCCCACGTCGGCGAGGTCAGGCGCATTTCCATGGCCTCATCGGGGAGCGGTACGGGTTGAGACGGCTGCGGCGGCATCCCTGGCGCGGCCTGCGGCATCGGCTGGGGGGAAGCGCCAGAGAAGTGCGCCACAGCAGCTTGCTTTTCAGCCGCCGTGTCGAACATCTGCATCCCGCTCATGCGCTTCAGCGTCTCGGGCTGGAAGTGCTCGCTGATGATCTCGACAGCGATCTGGATCGTGTCGCGCAAGAAGTACTGCACGTCCTTGCGACGCTTGCTGAACCGAGTGCTGGCGAACTGGCTCTTGAGGCTCTGGGCAGTGGCTGTCTCATCCGCATCGGTGTCGCCACGCATGATGTCCGACAGGCCGGTGATCTCGTACATGTCACGCTTCGTGTGCTCGCGTGCCTCATACATGCGCAGCAGAGCGTCGGCGATTTCCTTCAGGGGCAGCATCTCGATCGCCCCCTTCAGGCCGCCCTTTTCGGCGAAGACCGACCAGGAATCGACCGGAATCAAGGTGTTCTCGACGCCTTCGTTCAGAATGCGTTGCAGCGCTGGCGCGCTGGCATCAAAGCAGCCGGCCACCTTCAGGGACTTGGTGACCATCGAGATGCGTGCGGTCAGCTCGTCCAGGTCATTGAGCTGATCCTGGTACATCGCGAAGTCAGGGATGGGCTCCAGGCTGTCATTCGTGAGGGTAGCGAACAGCGGGCGCGGGCACGGGAAGAACTTTCGCAGGTGCAGCGGGTCTGGCCGCCGGTCGAGCTCATCCGGGTAGTCCTTGCAGATCCACACCGCCTCGCGCTTGGTGCGGTCCCAGATCTCATAAACCACCGCCTTGCGCTCGCGCTCGGCGTCGTCCTTGGTATGCTCTTCCGGCGTGTGGTTCAGTGGCACCTTCTCACCGATCTCAGCGCCAAATCGGCTCACAAGCTCGTCTCGGTCCAAGAAAACACGGCGCCACACGGCCCGGACCTCTTCCCACGTGCGCGCCTGGGTGTGGCCGAAATCCTTGCGGTGCACGTAGTCGATCGGCACCTCCTCGAATTCAATATCCTGCGGCCGGTCGGCCTGCTCGGCGTCATCCGTCAGCTCTCCGACTGGCTCACCTGGTCCGGCCTCATCATCTGGCGCCAGCTCAGCGCTTTCAATGTCCCTGAACGTCGGCTGATACCGCACCCACAGCGTGGCGCGCGCGAACAGCAGGTAGTCCAGAACCGCTTGCTCAATGATCGGATGCGCATCCTGGCTGCTCAGCGCGAAGCTGGCACAGCGCTGCAGAAGCTCGGCACAAGCACGGCCAACCGGATCAGCGTCCTTGAAGCGGCGATCGATCTCCGGCTTTGGCGTCTGGGCATAGATGGCCGGAAGTTGGGTCTGGATGTTCGACCAGAACGCATTCAGGCGCTTGCTGTTCGTCTCGGTGACTCCGCCACGCTTGTCAGCGTAGCGCTTCGTGATCTTGTCGCAGCGCTCATTCCATGCATCCATGCGGTGGTTGTACTGGTCGATTTCATAAGACCATTTCGCCACCAGCTTGGACTTCTGGCTGCCGGTATCGATCACCGGATCAGACATAGATCAGCGTCCCGGCTGCAGTAGTGAGCACCAGATTCAAGCCAGCGGAAAACGCCACTGGAAACGGGTTCCACCCAGCATTGATCACCAGCGCGGTACCGATTGGTGCGCTGGTGCCGGTGGCCGCGTCGTCATAAAGCGAAGCGGTACCGGCCACACTCGCATAAAAGCCCAGCACTGCCCCTTGGCCGACCTTCACGTTTCCGCTGAAGCTGGCTGAGCAGACCTTTGGCTGACCAACAGGAAGGTTTCCGAGGCTCATCTCAAATCCTTGGTGCGGGTGTGTGGCCAGGCTTTTCCGGCCACATCACCTCATCAAACTGCATCTCATCCAAGAAACGCGGCCGGTCCTTTTCAGGCGCTGGCGGCGGATCCTGCTCCATCATCTGGCAGCCGTAGCTAAAAGCATCGCCCGGGTGGCTGGCCCAGTCATGGGCTGGCTCCTTGCTCATCGTGCGTGTCTCGGCGTCGTACTCGAAGTGCCAAGATTCCAGGCCGCTCACGCCGTCAGTGCAGGCAGCCTCGTCGAACACGCACTTCTCGACTACCCGCCGCGCCGCGTTGATTCGGTCGCTGATTTTGGTCTGAGGAACCACCTTGACCTTCTTCGGACCGAACTTGGCCAGGAAGCGCTCCATCGGGCTGTGCTTCGTAGCGAACGTCTTGTTGCGGGCGTCGTGAGGCAGCCAGATCTGGCCCAGCCTCATGCCGCGCGCCTGCATGTACTCGCACAGCTCATCGATCCAGTCGTCTGCATCCTTGCCGCTGGCGCCCAGGTACCCCACCAGACCGAATCCGTCGCGGCGTGGCTGCCAGAACCACCACGATGCGGTGTCCCTGAACCCCAGGTCGCTGCTGATGCACACCGGCGCGCCGTCGGGGTCAAACACGCCGCCGTCTGTCATGCGCCCGGCCAGGCGCGCCCGCGTCATCCAACGGCCCAGCACGGCCCCAAGGATCGCGGCGTCGAAGCTGACCATGTACTCCTGGTCGAACATCGCCTGCCCCATGTCGGGACCGAACTCATCGATGTAGGCCTGCAGCTCGATGGCCAGCTGCTCAACCGAGAAAACGCCTGTGTCATGCGCAGTCAGCCGCTGCGTGAACGCTCCAGCCTGTTTCTGCGCAGCCTCGAATGTCTGTTTTGCATGGTTCCGGCCGCGCGGCGTCGTGATGAACAGCTGCCAGCCGCCGTTTTCGGCCAAGATGGGCCGAAGGTAAGCGCGAGCCGCCGGGTTGCTCAGCGCCCATTCCGAATACACGATGCCGGCCGGCGTTGAGCCGACCAGGCTGTTGAAGTTGTCCGATCCGACTACCTGCCACGTCGAGCCGTTCAGAAACTCGATCGACATCTCCTGCTCACGCGTCGTCTTGCGCAGCGCCAGCGGGAATGCCTCGTCGATCCGCTTTTTCCCGGTGTGCGGGTTGACTGCCGACCAGATCGCCTTGCGGGCCTGCGCCGCCTGAGGGAGCATGTGCCAGTAGCCGGCCACCCGTTTCATGGCCGCACAGGCGGCGTGGTGCAGGCAGATATCGTCCTTGCCAGCCCGTCGGTGCCACAGCAGTTCGGCGTGCTGTCCGCCTGACTGCAAATAACGCCAGGCCGGCAGCTGGTAATCCCGGGGCCGCCAGCCGTTCGGCAGATCAATTTCCACCGGTCAAAACTGCTTGATGGTGACCGTGATGTTTCCGGTCTGCTCAACTTCCTGTTTATCACGCCACTTTTCAGGGCGTCGATTTTTCAGCCAAAAAATTGCTGCTGTCGTGTCAGGTGGGTAAAACTTTCGGATTGGCGTCTTCACAATCACTCCATCAATTACCCGGATATCAACTTCATCATGCTCATATCCAAGAGCACGCGAATATAGGCTGCGCTCCACTCGCTCGTCAGATGCGACCTTGCCACTTTTTAGGGCATCGCAAAACTCTTCGTGCTCGTTCTTCCATCTATAGAGGGTAGCGATGTTGACTTCAAAGAAATCAGCGACCTCCCAATCTGTTGCGCCAAGCCTGCAAAGCTTTTCGGCTTGCTCGACAAACTCAGGGCGGTATTTGGATGGTCTACCCACCCCCCGCGATTCCGATGACGATTCGTTGTTCATGCTCTCGTGTTCCCATTGGGGTGGACACTGGGTCTGTTGCGCCAAAACGCGCCGTGTTCCAGCCACGCAGCCAGGCGCCCTGCTCTTCGCTCATTGCCGGGAATGGGCAGGCCGCTTGATCCTCGCCGCGCTGGAAAGCCTTCACCCCTTCGTGACGGGCTCGGAACAGATTCATGGCTCAAAACAGAAAACCCGCCGGGCTTGCGCTGGGCAGATCGAAATGTAGGGGCGAGCTTGTCCACCATGTGTGCCTCCATCATGTGGCGGATCACCCGGCACGGCCGGGACTCGCGGTGAATGGCGCGATTCTATGCCTCGCGCAGGCTCCTCGCCATCTTGTCAACCAGATTCGATGCCTTGCGGTCCATTTCGACCAGCAATTCATCCGCCAGGCGCTGCTGGTCGGCGGCCTTGAGCCGTAGCGGCTTGGCCCTCCCACTGCCGTGGCATGTCGTGCATACGTGCTGCGGCAGTCCGTATCCGCCGGTGACACCGCGACCAGTGCACGCGTCGCACCCCTGCCACAGCCAGTGCACAAGCGCTGCCGAGACTGCGCTGGCGCGCTGCTCGACTGTCAGATCGGTGTGCAGCCGCACCGCCAGCCTGGCGGCGTGCAGCCCCAGCGCATCGCGTGCGGGCCGCAGCGTCTGCAGCCGCATCAGCACCAACACCTGAGCCGTGATGTCGTCAGCGGCCTGCTCGATCTCCTGCCGAGCCACCGAATCGGCTTCGGCTCGCAGCCTCACCAGCAGGTGGCCGAGCGACATCTGATCGCCCTGCGCCGCCCAGCCAGCCGATGCCAGCACATCAGACGCCCCTTGGTGCTCCAGCACCATGCCAAGGCTGGTTGCAGTCGTGGCGCGCGCGTGGCGCTCTTGGATTGTCGTCATGCCAACTCCTCAATCTCGACCGTCACCCCAGGCTCTGCCGCATACCGCTTGCGCTGCACTCCCTCGCACACCTGAGCGTCATCGACCCAGCACACGCCATTCAGTCCGTCATAAATCGCCTTGATCACGTTGTCCTTGTCCGGCTTGCCTGCCATCGCCAATGCACCATGCAGCCCGATCAGGCCCTCGTAATCGCACGTCTTGCCGGCGTGTAGAGGCGCAGATCCGCCAATCTTCGTGGCGCGCGGGCGGCCCTTGCCGATCGGCTGGCCGGGGACCACGAATCGAATGGGTGCACTCATGCCGCAGACCTCCCCAGCTTCGCCATCTCGACGATGACTGCAGCCCCGATTGCCTCGCGAGCAGCGCCGCGTGTGTGAGCCCCGAACGAATCAGCAAACCGCTTCGCCAGGAACGGCAGCTCGCCCTCCTGTGCTCGGCAGATCGCACCCCACCCGCCGACATCGTCGAGCGCCTTGCGTGACTCCGCGTCGATCTCCGGCCGGCCGTAGGATCCCACGCGCCGCACCTCGTCGAGCAGCCTCGACCATGCCGAGACAGCGGCCTCGGTGCTGGTGCCGCGCAGGTGGCGGATCACGTCGGCTGGCATCGGCGCGAAGTGCCCTCGATCCGGATCGGTGGCATGCGCCGTCATGGCGGCGCGCACTGCGGCGAGCTCGAACGGGAGGCAGGCTTGCCACCAGACACCAACGCCGAACGGCGTGACGGGCCGACCGTAGAAGCCGAGCACGTCGGCGAGCAGTGCAGAAAACGCTTTGCGGTCCTGGTCGATCATGCGTGGCTCCCATTCGCCCATTCACGAGCAACCCGATGGTTCTCGTCTTCGATAGCGGCCTGTCGGTTGGCGGACTTCACTTTGGCCTTGAGGGCGGCCTGCAGCCATGGCACGGGCTGCAGTGGCCGCTCTTCGGCGCAGCGCTGCAGTGCATCGATCACGGCCAGGTCACCGTGGGTTTTCCGCTGCAGGCCGAGCATCGATCGGGCGTTTCGGTCGGTGACCCCGGCAGACGTGAGCAGGGGGACTCCGAGGCCGAAAACCATGTCAACAGGCTCGACTTTGGCGGCTTCCGGCGGCGAAGCTGCCGCGACCGAAGGGAGCGTTGTATTTAATGTCTCGTCTCGTCTCGTCTCGTCAGCGGGGACGTCCGCGTCCTGTCCCTGTGGCGTCACCGTCTTGTCCCGTGGTACGTCCGCGTCCTGTCCCTGTGATTTTGACGTCTTTTGCATGCGCCATTTCGCCTTTCTGTCACGCTCTTTTCCGCGCTTGTCCCATGCAATCAGCGCCTGTTCGCATAGGACAGCGTGGTACAAACGGCCATCTGAGCACGGGGCAAACCCGCTCAACGCACGCTCCTTGACCTTCTTCCAGGTCTTCATGTCCCGCCCAAGATCTGCAAGTCGGCACAGGACAACATCGTCAGCTGGCAGACTGCCGGCCGGGACTTGGCACCAAGCCGCCCACCACAGGGTGACAGCGGCGCGCCATTCACCATCGCTCGCACCGGCGTTGAAGTCGCTGCTGAACAGCCTGGCGCCGAGCAGCGGCATGTATTCGAGGCCGCGCAGGTCGCACCCAGGTGGCGTGAGCGGATCGGGTAGCGTGTTGGTCATGGCGTCACCCCGCGCCAGATGAAATCGCCCTTATCCTCTCGGATGGTTGGCTCATGCCCAACGCAATGGCACTCGAATCCGCTCAGTTGATCAGCGACGGGACGCCAGAAGTTGCGCAAACGACCGCTTGGGACATGGTTGTCTTCGAGTGCGTCAGACAGGTCAAACTGCCCGAGCACCCACAGCGCATCAGCACTGCTGCAGCGCTGCCAATTGGCGCTCACGCTCAGGTGGTACTCGGGACCTAGATCAGGCTTGCCGGGCTCACGCGCCACTTCAACGGCGGACAGCACAAACAGTCCGTTCTCCCGGTGCCCCCATGCCTCGATGGGGAAGCCCATCGCCGCGAGCTGTGGCGGGCACTGCCACTCACTGTTCCTGCGCCATCCACTGCCAGATGGCCTCTTGGGCTTGATGATGGACTGCAGATCAGTCATGGCTGCCACCCTGCGTGTCACACGATTCATCCAGCAGCGCCACCTGTCTGCAGCGCTGGCCATTTGCCAGCACGCCGCCGACCACGTCGCCGCCACGACACAGGCCGGGGAAGCAAGGGCATGACCTGGATGCAGCGGGGCTGCGTGCCTCCGCCAGAGCCGCGCGAATCGCTGCGGTGTGGATGCTGATCTCGCGCTGTTCGAGCGCGGTGGATTGGTCGCTCATGTGGCGGCCTCCTTTGATTTGATGTCGAGCGCGCGCAGCCGACGCGTGCATGCCGGGCACGTCGCCCAGCGGCCGGAGACGTGTGGCTCGGTGGTTGCATCGCCGCACAGGTCGCAGACCACCTCGGCGGCCGGATTGAGCTGCTGAGCCAGCGTGCGCGGCTCGCGGCGCGGTTTGTCCTGGCGGCGGCTCATTTGTCACGCCTCTTGCCAATGCCGGCCACGCCAGCGGCACAGGCCCGCACATAGGGGTTTTCGGATTTCTGCAGCCGCTCGCGCGCTGCTGTGCTTGCGGCGCTCAGGCGAAAACCCTTGCGCTCGGCCACCAGCAGATCGGCTACCACGGGCTCGTACTGGGCGCCGAACGGGCTCTCGGGATGGATGGGGTTGCTCATGCCGGCACCTCGATCCGCACCTGCGGGTTTTTGACCGCGTAGGCATAGGCCTCGGAGTGCAACCGGCGCGGCAATGCGCTGAGCGTCTGATCGCTGATCTCGGCCAGCATCAACAGCGCCTGACGTTCAATGCCGCTGCAGCCCACGCGCCTGGTCTCGCGGTATCGACTGATCACGCCGTAGACAGCTGGGGCCACATCGCGTTCCAGCGTCTGCAGCACCGTGGCCAGCCCATCGGGCTCGGCCTGATGCCGGGCCGGCCGAGCAATTGCATCGCGTAGCATGTAGATCTGGACGACGGCGATGCACTCGACGGCGAGGATGTCCTCCAGCGTTCCGGTGGCGGTGATGACTGCATCGATGGACTGCCGGTCTCGCATCGCCAGGCGGCGCGACGTCTCCGGCGTGAGGCCGAACATTGGCGGGATCGGCAGTTGTTCGGGTCGGCTGCGGCTCGGTTTGTAGCGCGCAGCGGCGCGGCGCATTTCGCGGTTCATGCTGGAGCTCCATCTTCGGCACGCACCGGACAGGCGCCGTTGATCCACTGTTCGCGCGGCGGCGGCGTCATCCGGGCGCCAGGCAATGCCGGGTCGCCGCCGAGGATGCGTGGCCGGCAGTCGCTGACCCACTGCGCCAGATCGGCCTTGTGCTGGATGTGGCGCGGGCAGTCGGAGCAGTACAGATCGGTGTACGGCCGGCGTGTCAGCAGGTCGGTGAGGCCACGGCCTGGGCAGCGGGCGACATTGAGGGGGAGTGGGGTCATCATTTCGACTCCTGCGCAGCCAGTCGCGCCAGTCGCGCCGCTGTTGCACCACAGCTGGATGCTGCGCACGGATGCGTCGAGCAGCGCGGCGTCCTGGACGCTTGTCAGCGCCGGATCAGCAGGGTCTTGAGGTGTGATTGGCTTGGTCATGAGATACTCGCTTTGCGATGCAGTAACGCAGATGGGCAGATGCCCGACAGAAGCCCGCCGACTGGTACCCGGTGGGCTTTTTTCTTGGGTGAAAGAAAAGCCGGCAGCCATCCGTGATGGAGCGCCGCCGGCAAAACCTGCGGCCGGGGTCAGCATCGCAGGGGAGACAACGGGGTGGCGGCCCAGCGGCGTGCAGATGTCACGCATGGGTGGCCTCGGAGGTAACAGGGGTGGAGTTGGCGCGGTCGGTGGCCGATGAGGCACCTGACGGGTTGGTGCGCAAGACGTGCCAGGAAACGGATGGCTGCAGAAGCTCACACGTCACAGCCTCCCCAAGTTTTCTGGTGTGCATCTCGACGTCGGCGCCGACGCGCCCGACGATCCCGTACATGGACCACCGCACCATCACCCACAGCATTTCCGACGCCGGCCGGTTGTCGGCGTCGGCCAGCATTGCCAGGTCGGCCATCTCGCTGTCGCTAAACGATGCGGTCAGCCATGGGTGGGCTCCTGGGTGGGGGTTGGGGTTGCGGCTGGTGCATCGGGGCGATCCGCCAACTCGGGCCAGATATCGCGCCAATCGTCCGGCCTCAGGTGCCAGCGCATGACGTGCCCGCCGGTTGCGCGCTCGATCTGCACGCTGCGCACTGGCGGAATGGGACGCCCGCCACGCAGCCACTCACTGATGGTTGGCTGCTTGACGCCCAGCGACGACGCCAGCGCAGCTTGGCTGCCAGTGACTTCGATTGCTTGTTCGATCGGGTTCATGCCTGCATCATAGGCATTACCTGTATTTTTATCAAGCGCATTGCCTGTTATAGGCTCCGCCTGTTGAAATCAGCACATGCTTTCAGGTCAAGAACTCGGCGCCGCCATCCCGTTGGCTGGATTGTTATGAGGAGGTTTTGATGCGGAACAGTTCCCAGAGGCCAGGATGCATACGCCGGTTGCCAGCCTCCCACTCCTGCCACCCGCGAAGTGTGCAGTGGATTAGCGCAGCGGCTGCTGTTTGCGACAGCCCGGCCGCCTCGCGGGCGGTCCGGATTTCTGCTGGCGCCGGATTGGCAGAAGGGCCTTTCGGCCCCCGGTTCGGATGGTTACTCATCGGCTTCTTCGGTAATGAACACGTCGTCGGCATCCAGATGGAGGACTTCAGGACGGCCGGATACAGTGAATTGATGATGCAGTTCGTAACTGAAGGACTCGCTCATGCAAGCCCGGTTTTCCAGGACGCCAAGCATTTCGAACATAACTGCCTGCATGTCCACTCCATCCTTGGCAGTCAGAGCGAAAAAGCTGTTGAACTTGTTGATGCCGCTTTCGGTGAGTTCGACGTTGGTGATCATTTTGAGCAGTCCTTAAAGGGTGTTGAGGAAAGCAGTCATTTGGTCGTAGCCGGCAACGAACCAGACCTTGTTGGTGCCGCAGAAGCGGAAGCCGGCAGCTTTCAGTTGATCCTTGATCGGGAACGTATTTCCAGACAGGGCAACGCGGAAGCGCGGGAACTCGCGGGTGCCTTCGATTTCGCCGACCTTGCATCCGATCTTGGAGGCGAGGGATTGAAGTTCTTCGGTGCCGTGCGGGGTGATGAACATTTTGATCTCCTGGCCCCAGTTCCCGAGGCGCGGCGGATGTGGCGCATCCATGGACTTAATAATACACGCATTGCGTGCAATTGCAAGAACTATTTGCGGAAAAATTTCGAGGCGGTAGCCCCTCCTTATAACGCAAAAGTCAGCGGCGCCGGCACGGCGTCCGCTGGACTGACGGCATCCACTGCGCGTAGCGGTCGTGCGGCGGGATCGGGTCGCCATCCTGCAGCAGCGTCACCGAGTACGCCGCAAACAGCATGCCGTTCTGGTTGAATACGACCAAGTTGACCATGCGGTCACCCCACACATACACGATCAGGGCCGCGTGCGGCTGGTCCCGCTCCGGTGCGCCGTGAGCGTGCTCCGGCTGGAACCACACCACGCGTCCGATTGATGGCTTGATCATCTTCAGTTCTTTGGCCCTCAGGCCCGTTGAGACCGCACCGTGCGGTCTTGGCGTGAGTGCAGCACAAAATACAGGCATTGCCTGTTGACAGGCTGATCGGCATTGCCTATATTCCATCCCATGCCACCCCGACAGCCTCACCGAGGCGGGGCTGGCGGGGGATTGAGATGTTGAGCATTCGACAAGGCGACGTGCTGCTGGTGGCGGTGGCTGCACTGCCGGCGGGCTGCACCGAGGTGCCGAACGACAAGGGCCGCATCGTGCTGGCCTACGGTGAGGTGACGGGCCATGCCCACGCCATCGCCGACCACCGCCCGGCGCAGCGCGCCGCCGAGATGGCTGACGCAGCCATTGCCCGCGCCAAGGCCCGCCTGCTGCAGGCGCCGAGCGGCGAGCGCTTTCTGGAAGTCACCGAGACCGTGACCCTGCGTCACGAAGAGCACACCGCGCACACCCTGCTGCCGGGCATCTACCGCCTGCCGGTGCAGGTCGAGTACAGCCCGGCAGCCATCCGTCGCGTGAAGGACTGAGCCATGACCATCGTTCGCACTCCAACCAAGGCGCTCGGCGGCATCACGCCGGCCGAGAAGATCGCCCTGGACGCCCATGCCAAGAAGTGGATCGCCAACGCCATGAGCACCGAGCCTGTGTGCCCTGAGCGCCTGGTGCTGGCCGTCGAGGCCCTCTACGCCGCCGCTGGGCTGAAGAAGCCTCGTGTGGTCATCGTCTCTAGCCCGCTGGTGATGGCTTTCGCTGGCGGCTTCGCTGCCGCCATCTGGTGGGAGCGCAAGAACAACGCGCAGGCATTTCGGGAAGCCCTGGCCACGGACACCGCCACGGTCACCGCCACGGACACCGCCACGGTCACCGCCACGCGCGCCGCCACGGCCACCGCCACGGTCACCGCCACGGCCACCGCCATGCGCACCGCCACGCGCGCCGCCACGGACGCCGCCACGCGCGCCGCCACGGACGCCGCCACGCGCGCCGCCACGGATGCCGCCACGTACACCGCCACGCAC